CTGGTTGTTACCACCAAGACCACCTTCAGCGTAAGGGTTAGCAACAATACCATATCTCGTCTTAAACCCGATATTGGGTTGAAATGTCTCAGCAGATACGGAGCGAACCATCTGAAGAGGGATGTAAGGACAATAGAAGAGTCCAGCATCATAAGCATTGGTACCCTTGTAACCAGCTAGGTAGTAGTGAGTATCACTTACGTTAGCAGAGAAGGGGTCGATGTAGACCTTAAGCTTACCATTGATTGTACCAGCGAATAGATTACCGGTGTCATCAACGTTAAGGTTAGCGTTAAGAGCAGGGGTGTAGTCAAGTACACCAGCCATGGTGAGTGCGGAAGCAACGTCTGCAGAACAGATGATGAAGTTTCCTTTGCCACGACGAGTGAGTTGAGCAATAGCGTTACAGTCACGCTCAATCTGGAAGAGGAGTCCTTTGAACTTCTCAACTGACCAACGACCGTTGGAGTCTAGGTCAAGGTCAAATGTACCAGCCTGGTTAACATTGTTTGCAGCACCAGGAAGAGCTGTACGATATACAGTACGGATGACTTCGCGGTTGATCTCAGCTAGAATCTCAGAAGAGAGGATGTTAGCGAGTTCGGCTTCGGCATCAAGACCATGAACAGCACGGAGATCCTGTGCAAGTTCCATGGAGTACTGAGCCTTGAGGGCACGTCCACGAGCTTCAACGACAACCTTCTCGATTGAGAAGCCCATCTGACGGAAACGGTAGTCACCGTTCTCACCGTTTAGACCAGGGGTTCCATCATACTGACCAGCATGCTCGAGCTGGTGTGTTTGCATGGCACGGAGATCACCAAGCATGGGATCGTAAGTACCGTCACCACCAACATTACCAGTTCCAAGTGGATCGGAATCGTAACCACCTGAAGCACCAGTGTTCTCTAGGAGACCAGGGTTGGTACCGTAACCAGGTGCACCACCTGTAGCACCAGAAGCACCACCAGGAACGTAATCATAAGGAGGATTCCCCCAACGACCACCGTAAGCAGTTTCTCCAGCCTCAGGGAGACCTAGGTTGGAAGAGAATGAGGTATCGGGCTCGTCGAAGAGTGCCTCATTTGGTCCAAGTGGACCGTCATACATGGAGCGCATCGCGAAGATGAGTCCTGTAGGACCACCCATTGGCTGTACACCACATACATCGTATGCGATGAGGTTAGGCATGGAGCGTCTAATCAAAGAGATTAGAACGGGGTCGAAACCAGCAACAGGGCCTTGGGCGTTTGAATAACCGGAATAACCAGGGGATAGATCACCATCAACATGTCCTGCAGGAGGAATCATGCCTTGTGGATAACCGTCGCCAGCTGGGCTAAGATTGTTTGTAGGAGGACCACCGGCAAGACTTGCGGAGTAGTTGTCCTCTGTAAGGAGACCAGAGCTTTGGCCCATGATGGCCTGTTCCCTAAGGAACTTCTCTTGGTTCTCAAGTAGTTGTGCTGTGACAGCCTTTCTATAAGGATCTTTGATCTCGGGAAGATCTTGATGACTTAGAATAGGCTCCCACTTTTCTTGTAAATGGCGTGTAGACATTTTAGTTAGTTAGTGTGAGGTTTGATCAGGATACAGTTCTTGAAAGAGCACGGGTATAAGCCGCCATTGAATTGCTCATTCCATCATAGACTGTAGTTTGTGCAGGCTCCGCAGATTCTTCTAGGTATGTTGCCTGGGGGTTTACACCCTCACCGGCAAAGGATTCTTTAAGAACTGCAAGCTTATGACGATAATTTTCTTCACTTTCAAACTCAACAGATTCTGCAAGACTTGCTAGCTTATCCTTACCAGCTTGGGAAAGATCCCAGCTGACGTCAGAAAGAATAGCACCTCTGTGGAATCCTGACATTTTAGAAGATAGAGACACATTAGTCTCAATCTGCTCGTTAAGTTTGTTTTCCATGTCATCAAGTTTGTTGACCATTGATTCAAAGATGTCATACTTCTCATCTGGAAGTGTGACGTAATGGTCTTCAAATAGAGATCTGAGTCCTTGCATAAAGGATTCAGATAGTTCGTTGCGAACACCGTTTTCAACAACGAGTTTGTTTTCCTCTAGCCATTGCTGACTAGTATAGTTGAGGAAACCTTCAACTTTCTCCGCGATATCCTGAATCTCAGATTCAAAACGTGCAGAGAATTCTTCCTCCAGACGGGCTACTTCCATCTGAAGCTTTTGGTTTAGTGCACTTTCAAAGATGACTTTAGCCTTCGACTTGAAATCATCTGATGCACTTTGAGCAGTAGCAAGTTCATCGAGACTTTCACCAGCCTTCGCATCAACTTC